GCCAGGCCCAGAACATAGCCATGTTCCGTTGCCGAGTACGTGCACATGTTTTGGCTCAAGGTCGTCATGGAATATGCGCCAGTGTTGCCCTGCGGGCTCGTGCTGTCGGTGCTGCTGGTCTGAATCACCTGATTCACGTTGATCGGCATTCTGTGTCCGCCGATGTACTCAGATCGGTCAAGCCGTGCATCCGGGCTGGTCACACCCCACGCGCCTTTCAGGATTTCTTTGTACCGGGTTCCGGTTCTTGCATCTCGTTCAAAGATGTGCTGCACTGCGATGGCCTGGCGGAGCTCGTTGATGGTTGCTCCTGTGATGTTGCTTAAATCTGCACCGATATATGCTATTTGGTCTGTGTCGGTGTGTCCGCTGTATACGCCGTTCCATGACAGTTTGTTTTTGTTTTTTTCGTTTGCTGTTGGGTCTGTTGCATAGATCTTTGCTCGTGCTGTGTTTCCGCCTACGTAGCTTCTTTCGTCGTAAAGCCAGTTCGGTTCACTTGTTAGTTCTGCATCTCCATAAATTTTTACTGGCGCATTGCCCAGCATTGGAATGGTCACCGGTTCTGCAGATTTCTGTGGCGACGGCAGGCAGCTGGTGAAGTAGTCCTTGTACTTGCACACCTTCAGCGGCTGGCCGCCTGCTTCTGCGTCTGAAAGGTTCGTGCCGGTGTTTACACCGGTCGTGGTCGTGTCGTCCATGCTTTGGGTGACAGGCTGCTGCAAATTTTCGTCACGAAACCATTCGTTCCACACCTTTGCATATGCTCGGAACGGCAGGCTGTTCACCTTCAGGCCGCTTACGCCTGTCGGGATTCCGAAGTAATCTGCCAGCGTGCCCACGTTCCAGCCGCCTTCCGGTGCGGTCGTTACCGGAGTCGTGTACTCGGTCGTTTCTGCCCAGAAAGTGCTGTCGTTCTGACCCATCAGGTTTTCAAAGTGCTTCCACAGCAGGCGCGCAGGCACGAAGAAGAAGTAGAAGTCCATATACGCATTATCCATGACCGGATAAAGCGGCGTTGCCATACGTACCAGCGCATTCAGGTTGATTTTGAAGGTATCTGCAGGCAACACCTCGTCAAGGTAGATCGGCACAAGGTCTCCTTCGTTCATCGTGGTCAAAAGGTTAAAGTCACGCTGAAATTTTGCGCGTCTGATTTCTGCATGAGGTACTTGTGCATAGTGCTGTTCACTGTTTCTGTTCATTTGTGTTTACCTCGTTTTTTGTTGATACTGCTGTACCAGGCTGTTGTGCTGCAGCTTCATTTTTCGTCGAAATGCCCATTTTTTCGAGCCATTCGGCTTCTCCCGCGGTCGCTGCCCAGTGCTGGAAATTCATTCCGAACTTCTGCCTGATCTCCAGCGGCAATGCGTCGAACTTTTCGCGCTGCTCGTTCATCATGTTCAGGTATTCGGTGTAGGTTTTCGGCAGTTTTGTGGTGTCGATGTAGTAGCCCGGCGTTGCGAGTGCGCTTTCGTCGCCTGCTGCGTATCGGCTGAGAATGGCCATCACGTCGCACTGGTCGCGGTAGCTTTGAATTTTTTCGTAGGTGTTGACCTCTCCGACCTTTTCAAGGTACGGATGCCCGTTTTCGTCGTATCGCTCCTTGTATTCCGGTTCCATGATGTTCCCGCAGCAGTTGTAGCGGACTTCCGGTTTTTCATCTTCGTACGGTTTAAAGATCTTCATGCTTTTCGCTCATCTCCTTTTTTTCCTGTTCCATGTTGTAAACCAGTTCCGGCGTCTGGCTCTGGATCTGGCCGGTTTCGGTGTCGTACATGCCAAGCTTGTAAATTCGCTTGTCGTCGCAGTCGCTTTTTTCCGTTTCTGCCGTGATCCACTTGAAAGTGCGGTTTTTCACTTTTGGATTGACACACATGAGATTGCCAAAGGTGCCAGCGAGTTCGTCTTTGATCGTGAAAATTTCGAGAATCATGGTTTATTCCTTTCCTAGTTCGTAAATCTGTTTTGTGGTGATGTTATCGAGACCGTAGTGCAGCAGTGCCCTTGTTACTTTCGATCTGGGCAGTTTCAGCGCCTGGCTTACGTCCTCGATCTCTTTCAACATGTTGTTTTCGATGTTGATCGCATATCTTATTTTCATCATGCCGGGTTCTTTTTGGTGATACGGTCTTGTGCTCACAGTCTGATTCCCCCTCTGCTCGGTTTCGGGTTCACATTGATCTTTTTGGTTTTCTTTGCGGTGTTGGTAAAAATTTTCTTGTCGATCTTCGGTTTTACGGTTTTTCGGTATGCCATTTTTTTCTCCTTTCAATGTAGTCTTGTCCAAGTTCGAGTGCTAAGATTGTAAGTGCTGCTGCGGCTGCAATCATTCCGATTGTTCCGGCTACCATCATGATTGTTTCCGTTTTTCACACCTCCTTTTTCTCTCATTTTACCAAAAAAAAAAAAACGCAAGTTTGATTTTCGTCAATCTCACGTTTTTAATGTTAGCACTATTTTTGTTGGAGGTCGTCCGGTGCGCGCTGGGTCGCGCATGAAAAGGACGACGTAACTTTTTTGTGTCACGCCGTCCAGTGTCCTTTATTCAGCCGTTCTTTCAGATTTCTTCCCGGATAAGTTTTTTAAATTTATCTTGATTTTTTTGATCTTTCACATCATAATATTCTTGCATGGTTAAGCCGGTCTGCTTGAGCTGAGCAAATAGCGCGTCGTTTGCGATTCTTCGGCGTTCTCTTTTGATTGCTTTCAGTTCTTCAGATTCGGCTTTTATTATTGTGTCTTCTATCGTCTCACTTTCTGCTTCTGATAGCGGTTTACTGTTTGAGTGTTCCAGATCAAAGAGTTTATCAAAATATCTTGGTGGTTTTGCTCTCCTTCCATTTTTCAGTTGAATTTCATCTTTTGCATAGATTTCGTCTTTGTGCTCCTCATAGTACTGCATTCCGATTGCAGGATTTTTGCTCATCATGCAGCGTTCTGGTAAAACTCCGAGTTCTTCATAATATTTTTTTGAATCTTTGCCGTAAATCTTTTTTGTTGTGTATCTTGCGGTGTATGCCATGTTTTTCCATTCTGCCGGTGCTACCACCACGTGACCCATGCCCCAGAGCTTTGTTAACCAGTCTACATTGTAGTATCTGAATCCGTTCTTCTGCTTGTAGATTTTCAGTTCTTCCGGCTTTATCGGCAGATCGTACACGATCGCATGATAATGCGGTCTGTGTGTCTGGCTTCCGTACTCGCCTGCTTGGTAGTACATCAGTTTTCCGGTATTTCTTTCATGGTATTCTAACCAGCGTCTTAGCCTTTTCCAAAATTTCTGCATGTCCTCATAGTTGAGTGTTAAATTTTCTATGATGATCTCGCCTGTTTTTTTGTTAACGCCTAAACCCTGGTTAAAAGACCATGGTACGTGTTCATTGTCGTATGTGAGTGTTAAAAACCACGCATTGTCGTGGTATGGAAGCTCCATTTCCATTCTGTTCGCCCAGCTGCTTGCATTTTGCATTTTACACCCGGCACAATGTCCACACGGCAGGATTTGTGCATTTTCGTCTTTCAGCTTTCGCAGCAGCTTTTTTTCTAGGCTTTCATCCAAGAATGGTCCTTCAATGTTGAGTTGGCTGTTGTGTCTTTTTCCTGCCAGCAGATACTTTTTCAGCGTCGTTATTTCGCCGTCTGCGAATCTTACCAAAGGTCTTGTGCACCCCATATGGATGTTTCACCCTCTTCACCTCAGTGGGCCCCAATAACCCTTCTTGATGTTATTGGGGCCCACTGACACAAAATTTCTTGTTCTCTTCGTTTTCCTTATGGATTATTGTTGTCTTTTCCCATTGTTTCTACATATATCTGTAGTGCGTCCCTGATTATTTCGCTTGCTTGTGCTTTTCTTGGATTCTCTGTTCCTGTCCAGATGTTTTCTGTTGCCCAGTTTAAATTGTCTAGATCTTTCTGTGTAAGATTTATGTTGATTCTCTTTGCTACTTGGCTTTTCATGGTTTTACCCCTTTCTAGTTAAGGTGTGTGATTAGTACACCCATATTATACACCTCTTTTCTGTATTTGTCAATTATCTATTTCTTGCTGTGTGCCCCGGGTTCCATTCAATGTCCCCGTGGCCTTCTCCGCTGATGCCCTTTTCGTTTCCTCGTGTCGTGCTGCTGCTTTGCTGGCTGCTCTGCTGGTTCAGGTTGCTGATCTGTTGTGCGCTGCTCGACATGATTTGACTTGTGGCTTGTTGCATCTGCTCTGCGCTGTACCACTCGTTTGACTGTTTTGCCGTGTTGATCGCGTTCATCGCGTTTTGCAGGAACTGTGCCGTGTTGTTGCCATAGTCGTACATGCTTTGCATGGTTGCCGTGTGTGCGCTTGGGATGGCTGCGCTCTGAGTGTGTGAAAAGCTCTGCATTCCGCTGCTTGCTGTTCCGCCTGACGGTGTGCTTGCTCCGTATCCGTTGTATGCTGCTAAGATCGGATTCAAGCCTGCTGCTTTCAGGTCTTTTACGCCGCGCTGGTATGCGGTGCTGCTCATTCTTTCAGCCCACGCTCGTTGTGCTGCTGCTTCTGCGCTGTTGTACTTCTGTGCGCTGGTCTGGCTTGCGAGGTTCAGACCGTTCGCAACAAGGTTTGACAGCATGTTCAGGCCGTTTGCGTAGCTCCACATACCTGTTTGCAGGTTGTTTGCCGTTGCTGCCTGTCCTGCGTTGAACCCTGCCGCCTGTCCTGCGTTGTTTCCGGTCGGGCTTCCCATTGCTGTTTGCAGGATTGAACCCAGTGCACCAGTGTTGCCGGTCGTTACGCTTCCACCGCCTGCGGTTGTTGTTCCGCTGGTTGTTCCGCTGGTGCTTCCGCTGCTCATGCTTGTGTTCATGCCCTGCTGGCCCATGGCGCTGCTGGTGCTTCCGCTCGTGTTGCTGAACAGGTTTTTCATCTGTCCTGCGATCGACAGGCCGCCCGATACGATCGGCAGCCATGTTGTTAATCCTGATAAGAGGCTCATTTTGCACCCCCTTAGATGGTATCAATGCCCGGCACGCTGTAAATCGGCATTGGTCTTGTCCATGCCTGTTCGTAGTAGAAGTTGCAAATGAACTGATGGCTGTTGGAGCTCTGCACTGCGAGAGTTCTGTCGATGTTTTCTGTTCCTTCTTTAATCCAGCTGCTGGACAGGGTAGGAAGTGCGCCGTACTTGTCCGCATAGTGCCATGCATCCAGCGTCTGTGCGTAGGTGCTGCGCATTTCGCTAGTTACCATGTTGGTGCGGTACCTGTAGTCGGCCCATGCTTCCTGATACCCGAAAACTTCTTCGTCCTGCGGCTTGCCTTGTGCATAGATCTCCTGATTGAGCACTGCTTGTTCACCGAGGTTTGCAAGCATCGGGTCATAATAGCTGAATCGTGTGCTTCGCGTCCACAGCCTGCTCAAACCCTGCTGATAGCTGTGATCTACGCGGATAGCTGCCAGGCCCAGAACATAGCCATGTTCCGTTGCCGAGTACGTGCACATGTTTCGGCTCAAGGTCGTCATGGAATATGCGCCAGTGTTGCCCTGCGGGCTCGTGCTGTC